GTTTGCCATAAAATTTATGGCAAACCAGAAATAAACAAAAATATTATAGAAGTGAAGAATTGGAGAAGTTATGGCCATATGGCCACGTTGTAATAGGCGAAGTAACTTTTACAAGTTGTGCATATGTAGCTCGCTATATTATGAAAAAACAAAAAGGTAAAAATGCGGAAACGCATTATCATAACCCCACGACAGGGGAGGTTATTAATCCAGAATATTGCACAATGAGTAGAAAACCCGGAATAGGTTATGAGTGGTTTGAAAAATATAAAACTGATGTATATCCAAATGATTATTGTATAATCAATGGAAAAAAAATAAGACCGCCAAGATATTACGATAATTTATTATCGGAAGATGAATTAGAAAAAATAAAAAACAAACGTAAAGAAAACGCACCAGAAGTGTATGCTGAATATGATGAAAGAATGGATCGGCTATTTGTAGAAGAACAAGTAAAAATAGAGCAATTAAATAGGCTTGTAAGAGACCTATAAATAAATAGTTGACTCGTAATATATATTATGTAAATTTTACATAAATATGAACTATATAAATCAACAACTTAAAAAAACGAGGACAAATTATGGACAAGAACTTGTATTCTATTTACGACAAAAAATCTGGAACATATATGCAACCATTCGTGGAACTTACAGATGGCACCGCAACACGACAATGTATGGATTTATTAAAAAATCCAAATACACCATTCAACAAATTTCCAGAAGATTTCACGTTAATGCGAATAGGAAGTTGGGACGAATTAAAAGGCGAACCAAAAGCAGAAATACCACCAGAGTTCATTGTTGAACTAGAAAATTTAAAACAGGAGTAAAAATATGTTTGGACCCATGGGAACATTGCCAAGTACACTAACTAAAGATTTTAGTCGTGTACCAAAAGTAGACATTCAAAGATCAGTATTTAACCGTGATCACGGTTTAAAAACAACTTTTGATGCAGGATATCTAGTGCCAATATTTTATGATGAAGCACTACCTGGCGATACGTTTACCATGGACGCTAACGGCTTTGGCCGTTTATCAACACCAATTCATCCATTTATGGATAACTTATATATAGAAACATTTTTTTTCGCGGTCCCATATAGATTAGTATGGAACAATTGGGAGAAATTTTGCGGTGAGCAAGATAATCCAGGCGATAGCACGGATTATTTAGTACCAACAACAACTGCAACGGTTACTAATTCAACGTTGTATGATTATATGGGCGTGCCCACAGATATAAATTTGACATTTAATAATTTATGCGGAAGAGCATATAATTTAATATATAATGAATGGTTTAGAGATCAAAATTTACAAAATAGTGTTGTAGTAGATAAAGGCGATGGACCAGATACAGCTAGTGATTACGTTTTATTAAAACGTGGAAAAAGACACGACTATTTTACAAGTGCCCTACCATGGCCACAAAAAGGAGATGCAGTTACAGTGCCAGTTGGTACATCTGCACCATTAAAATATTATGAGCCTTTTGCAGGGCCTACAACAGTACAAGATAAATTTGTAGGTGCACAAAGAGAATCAAATGGAGCTTTTAGCTTCATTTATGGTAATACTTTGGACGTTCAAACCGGACAAATTCCAAATTCAACTCAAGCCAATATGTATGCTGATTTAAGTCAAGCAACTGGTGCAACTATAAATCAGTTAAGAGAAGCTTTTCAGATACAAAAGCTTTATGAAAAAGATGCAAGGGGTGGAACAAGATATACCGAAGTAATACAAAGTCACTTCGGAGTAACTAGCCCAGATGCTAGATTACAACGCCCCGAATATCTCGGAGGCGGAAAAGACAGGATTAATATAAATCCTGTTGCACAAACAAGTAGTACAGATACAACAACACCACAAGGTAATCTTAGTGGTTATGGTACTACCGGTTTCACCGGCCATAGATTTAGCAAATCATTTACGGAACATAGTGTAGTTATAGGTTTAGCTTGCGTGTTTGCTGATTTAACATATCAGCAAGGTTTAGCCAGACATTTTAGTCGACAGACAAGATGGGATTACTATTGGCCTTCTCTCGCCCATATCGGAGAGCAGGCAGTACTAAATAAAGAAATATACGCACAAGGTACGACTGCGGATGACGATGTATTTGGATATCAAGAAAGATATGCAGAATACAGATATAAACCAAGTCAAATAACAGGTCAAATGAGATCAAACTTTGCTCAAAGTTTAGATACATGGCATTTGGCACAAGATTTTGGAAGTTTACCGGCATTAAATGCGAGTTTTATAGAAGAAAACCCGCCAGTAGACCGTGTAACAGCTGTAGCAGATTATCCAAATCTTATATTAGATATGTATTTTAAATTAAAATGTGCCAGACCAATGCCAACATATGGTGTACCTGGATTAATAGATCACTTCTAATGGCATTTTTAAAAACATTAGGATTAAAAAGTGCAGCTCCATTAATAATTGGAGGTGCCACTTTATTAGGAGGTTTATCTAGAAATAACGCAGCAAAAGCTGCAAGCGCTAGACAAATGGCTTTTCAACAAGATATGTCTAATACCTCGTACCAACGAGGTATGGAAGACATGAAAAAAGCAGGCCTTAATCCAATTTTAGCAGGAAAATTTGGTGGTGCTAGTACACCTACTGGTAGTACGTATCAACCAGAAAATGTTGCAGTTAATGCAACTCAACAATTATTAGCTACCAAACAAAATATAGCAAATATTGAAAAAACAGAAGCTGAAACTGGAAAGATTTTAGCTGAAACTAAAGTAACCGAGGATAGCTCGGGTTCATTTTTGGGAAAAACAATTGAATATGCCGCTAAAAGTATTTTGGCGGCTTATAAAGGATTATCACAATCACAAGTTGTTGATTTGATAATGAAACAAAATGAAGATTTATTTGCGTATTCTGGAAAAAAATTAGAAGAAGCAAAAAATTATGTAAATGGAATTGTTAAGAATGTAATGAGCAAAGATGCTCCTATTAGAATACCAATTCCACTTAAAAACGAAAATAAATAGAGGACAAAATGACGAACAAAAAAGGACCAGTCAATACAAAAATAACGTTTCGTAAGGCATATGACCCACATAAAAAATATATGTTTAATACCGTGGGAGAAACCCTTACGCAACAACATTTTAAGGACGAATGTGACATTATAAATATTATAAAAAAACATGACAGAAACGGCATAATCGAACACGTACAACGTGGACAAGCACGTTACGGAGATTTCTCGGAAGTTGCAGATTACCGAGAAGCACTAGACTTAGTTCGAGATGCCCAAGATGAATTTATGACGATACCGTCGGAAATTAGAAAAAAATTTGATAACGATCCGGGCAAATTTTATGAATTCGTCTCCAATCCCGATAATAAAGACGAATTAATAAATATGGGTTTTATAAACCCCAAAGACGTTGCAGAACCGTCCTCGGATGCAACAAAAGCTCCTTCTGAAGCTGGTGAGCCATCAACAGCTCAAGAAGCTCAGAAGGAGCCCACACAGTTAACTACTTGATGTTAACTGTGTGGAGTGACACCCCTAACAAAAAAATAGGAGAAAGAACATGCGAAGAATGAGAATGAAAAAGAAAACAAGTAAAAAGGTTTTTTCAAAAACCGCTATGAAAGTAAATAGAAAGAACCACGTAAAACCAATGCGTGGTGGATATAGAATATAACATGCAATGGCATGCTACCACCCCTTACTCGCTTATCGAAGCGAAGGAAAAATAACGTTTAATAAACCCTTCCCTTATGCACAAGGGTTTAATTTACCATGTGGGCAGTGTGTAGGTTGTAGATTAGAATACAGCAGACAATGGGCTGTAAGATTAGTGCATGAAAACCAAATGCACGATAAATCATGTTTTATAACATTAACATTCAATGAAGAAGAATTAGGTAAAAGAGATAATCCTAATTCTGTAGATGTGCGTGATTTTCAGCTTTTTATGAAAAGACTGAGAAAGAAGCACAAAAAAATAAGATTTTTTCACTGCGGTGAATACGGAGAAAAAAATCAAAGACCTCACTATCACGCATTAATATTTGGATATGAGTTTCCAGACAGATATTTATGGCAAACCAGAAATAAACAAAAATATTATAGAAGTGAAGAATTGGAGAAGTTATGGCCATATGGCCACGTTGTAATAGGCGAAGTAACTTTTACAAGTTGTGCATATGTAGCTCGCTATATTATGAAAAAACAAAAAGGTAAAAATGCGGAAACGCATTATCATAACCCCACGACAGGGGAGGTTATTAATCCAGAATATTGCACAATGAG